TCAAATTGTGAAACAGTATTTCTTTCTTGGGATTCATAGCACTATTCAAAATATGAAGTGTCCCGTCTGAAAAGTGATGTTTCACGTTTGAGTCAAACTTTTTATGATCTTTAATTAAATATATTGACTGCATCCAATCATACAACTCTCGATAGTTTGCCATATCCTCATCAACTAAAAATGTGACAGAGAGTTGACCAAATGTTGCTTTGGTGTTTGGATGAACTGCGTTTACAAATCTATTTGGCTGAACTAAATTTCCATCAGTACCAAATGGAGGAAGTGATAACTTTTGAACAAAATATACAAACTTAGGCAATTTGAAAATATTAAATCTAAAAAAGTTAGGGAACAGATAATTTACGTTATCTGGTTGCCGCTCTATAGCACCGGGAGGGTTACCAAGTTGAAAACCTTTGGTCAATCCGGGTAATAAATCGCCGTCTGTATCAATAGATGTAAACCCACCCGTGACACTTTTTGTACCGGGAGAGGTGTAGGTATTGATCGTTCTGTGTAAATCCATGAATGGATTATTTGGATCACTCATCAATGTATTTAGGTAAAAGATAAGGGAGCCTTTCGACTCCCCTATCTTGCGTATTCAATTTTTAATTAGAATCAGGTGGTCACATCAGAACCGTGGAGGTTCAAGATACGGAAGATTCTAAAGTATTGGTTAGCCCGCATTGCACCAGCACCATGAGGATCTGACCGGTCGGTGTTAGCACCATCTCCAGACACGAATGGGTTGTTGACAAGACCGTAACGAGTCTTAAAGCCAATCTTCGGTTGGAAAGATGTTTCCGACACAGCACGAACCATTTGCAGCGGAACGTATGGGCAGTAGAACATACCAGCATCATATGGGCTGGAACCTCTGTAACCAACAACACAGTAATCAGAGCCGGAGACAGAGTAAGGATCAATGTAAACCTTAATTCTACCGTTCAGAGTACCAGCAAAGGTGTTGCCAGTATCATCAACTTCAAGGTTGATGTTTGGTGTTGGGGTCAGGCTCAGGAAGCCAGACATGGCGAGTGCCGAAGCAACATCAGAGGTGCAGATAATGAAGTTACCTTTACCGCGTCGTGTTTCTTTAGCAATCACGTTTGCTTCGCGGTCGATTTGGAACATCAAACCACGGAACTTCTCAGCAGACCAACGACCATCAGAGTCAGCATCCACATCGTAGATACCACCGAGTCCTCCGTGATTACCAACAGCACCACCATGATTTGGAGCGTCGGAAGCCTTAAATCTAAGGTCTGCTTGCTGTGCGCCAAGTTTAGCGTTGTTGTAAACGGTACGGATAACTTCGCGGTTGATTTCAGCAAGAATTTCTGTAGAAAGAATATTTGCCAACTCAACTTCGGCATCAAGACCGTGAACAGCCTTGAGGTCTTGTGCGAGTTCCGAGGTGTATTCAGCCTTCAGCGCACGGGTCTTAGCAACGACAGATTGACGGTCGATGACGAAGCCCATTTCGTTGAATGTGCTTGTTTCAAGATCAGCCAATGTTGCACCGGGGTCAACATCAAATCCAGAAGCACCACCAGCGGTAAAACCAGAACCAGAAGTACCAACAGCACCACGGTCACCCAGAGGGTCACCAGTTCCACCGAAGACAGGGAAACCTAAACCAGCAGTAGCACCATCATTTGCGTTGTTAGAGAACTTAGTAGCAGCCTCATCAAACAATGCTTCTCTACCACCTAATGGGAACGTGTCCAAGTCGGTGCTTCGAGGAACATACTTAGCCTTCATCGCAAAGATCAAGCCGGTGGGACCAGACATAGGCTGGACACCACAGATGTCATATGCGATCAGGTTTGGCATGGAGCGACGAACGAGTGAGATAAGGACAGGATCGAAAGCACCGACAGTGTTAAAACCACCATCAGTGTTGATAAAGGAACGACCCTGTGCGTTCACTGCGCCGGAGGCGGGAGTGGGTGCAAGGTTCGCTTCTTCACGAAGTGCCTTTTCTTGATTTTCAAGCAGGATTGCCGTAACATTTCTACGGTAATCGTCTTGAATGGGAGCCATTCCTTCACAGTTAAGAACTGGTTCCCACTTATTTTTCAGATTTTCAACAAGCATTTGTTCCATTAGAATCTCCTTCTTGGTTTATGAAACTTTGTTCTTATCGACAGAATTGATTCTGTTTAGCATGGTTGCGTAAGCAGACATAGTGGGTGACAATTCAACCGATTCATTAATAGCCTCTTCTTCGGGTGTAGCATATTCCTCAACGAGAGGGGTGGGTACGTCAGACTCAGTATTCTGGATCTGTCCAAAGAAGTTTTCTTTAAGTGTGGTAAGTTTTTCGTGGAATTCTTCAGAGGTGTCAAAATCAACTTTCTCAGAGAGTTGACGGAAGCGTGCCTCTTCAGAAACCGTTAAGCCTTGTGCAGCGTGTGAATAAATTGATTCACACTGTGCTTTCACCAAACCTTTAGACAATGAGATATTCTTTTCGATAGACTCATTGAGTTTATCTTCAAGATTTTCAATCTTGTCATTAAGGCTCTCAACAAGATCAAGCGATTCTTCTGGCATGGTGACATAATGCGTTTCAAAAAGTTCTTTCAAACCTTTCATAAACGACTCTGTTACCGAGCCTCGAATACCAGTGTCAATGGCAACTTCATTTTCCTTGACCCATTCATCAGTGACGTAGGACAAGTATTCATCAAGTTTGACAGCAAGATGTTGTTTCTCTTCATCGAGTTTAGATTCAAATTCTGCAAAAAGTTCATCTCTGATCGCGGCAACTTGATTTTCGACGGCAGTTTCAAACACTGCTTGAGCAGTCATTTTGAAATCATCAGAGAAGTCTTCGGAGGAGAACAATTCTTTGAATGCTTCAATAGACTCCATAGCAGGTTTCTTTTTCTGACCGGGGGTTGAAACCATAGACTCTTCTTCCTCAGATTTAGCCTTTTTCATCTTCATTTTTTGACCGGGAGTAACGACTTCACCTTCTTCACCCTCAGCGTATTCCTCTTCGGGTTTCATCATATACTCTTCTTCGTCGTACATTTCCTCTTCGGAGCCGTACATTTCCTCTTCACTGTCTGTTGCACCACCGGGCTTGACTGGTTTTGCAATTTTTGGTGTAACACCATCAGCAGACTTAGAACCTTCGCCATCGGCAGTCATTTCAACTTCCGTATTATCCCCGCCAGAGGCAAGTTTATTCTTCTTCATTTTCATCATGTCAGCCTCATGAAGATCGGCGTTTTCAAGAATTTCCTTCGCAGTTTCTAAAGCGTTTTTAAGACTCATTGTTGTCTCCTTAGTCTTTTTTATTTATCTTTCATTATTTTTGAGAGGAAATCCGCGAAAGCATACAACTTTGCTTCCTCAAGGTCCGACTTAGACGCACGACGGATATGCTTTTGGTGTGCTTCAACGGTCTTGGCAGTTAGAAGTCCGTTTTCCCACACCCACTCTTTACCCTCCATAATCCCCTGAACAAAAGCATCAGGAGCAGATGGATCGGCTACAATATCAACGGCTGCGAGATTGAAGTCATCTTGAACCTCATTGATGCCATTTTTTTGCTTAAGTGAACCCATGCCTCTAGAGGAGACACCAATTCGTACACCCTCTTTTACAAGGTCTTTGACGATCTTGCCATAAGGAGTATCAAGAATTTTTGCTTTACCATAAATGTCATTACCATCAACACGAAGTTCTTTAATTAAATGTGAAACTCTTTCAAGATTTAATTGTGGTCCTTCGGGGTGTCCGAGTTCTCCCATCGCACGACCAGTTTTAACATACTCGTTATTATATCGTGCAACCTCATTCATCAATGTTTTCTTTGGGTATACTCGACCATTGCGGTTCTTTTGCTCCGCTTGCATGAAGATGCCATCAATATGGTATTGCTTCTCACCGTTCACTTCTTCGGTGACAAGATTAACATTATCGTTGACTTCTGTAATCAGTAACATTACTCTTCATCCCCTTCATCATCGTCATCATCGTCCTTGTCATCATCATCGTCATCATCGTCATCATCATCGTCGTCATCTTCTTCATTTACTTCTTCGTTTTTGCCCTTAAAGTTTTTATCGACGTAGTTGAAGAATTCTTTTTTATCTTCCTCTGACTTGAGATCAGCGGGAGAAGAAATGTTAAACTTCTTCATGGCTTTCTTAAAAAAGGCATCGTAGTCAGTCTCGGCTTCGCTGATGCTTTGTCCGAGTTCCAGTGCAACCACATCTCTACGCTCAATCAAAGCGGTAGAAACTTTGGCGTTCATCGTTGTCTCAAGCATTTCTCTGGCATCGTTCAGTTTCCTATCAGAGATTGAGTTAACAATTGCTTGGCAAACTTCTAAATTATGATTGGTCATATGAGATCCCTTTTAATCCTTTCTTGAAAATAATGCAGCATGTCAGAGGCAGATTCCTGTGACTTACTAAGTTTATCTTCAAAGTTATCTTTATTCTTTTTATTTAGCCTAGAGTGAATTTCTAATAAGTCAGAAACCTCATTATGACTCAAAAAACTCACTGACCAGTCTTCGTGAACTAGGGTTACACCATTTTCATCCGAATTTTTAAGAGATTCAACTGTGGGTGGCTGTCCTTCAATTTCACTACCCTCTGGTGTGGGTGTCTTGAAACTATCTTCAATATCAATAATTTTTTTGATGCCTCTTCGTGCCTGCTTAAGACTAAGGAAAATGTCTTTTCTTTTACCATCAACATACGCAGAGACGGGAGCAGATGCACCCATTCCAACCTTTTTCAAGGTGATGATCTTTCCTTTATATTCAAAAGTCTTTAAGAAAAACTCCTTTTGGAATTCTGGATCAAGTGTGATTTCATCTTTTTCTGAATCTGCTTTGATCTCGGCAGACTCAGCAGAGCCACTACTCTTTTCCTTTTCTTCTTCGAGCCGTTCCTTAGCCCTCTCAGAAAGCATAGAAATCAAGTATGACTTAGTGATATTTTCGTCACCGTTTTCAATTAGATCAAATATCAGTTTTGAATTTGTCATTGGAACCCCTCTGATCGATCAGGCAATAACCCCTTTTCTCTCTCTTTAGAAATTTGTTTATCCATATTAATTATATCAACTTCACTTTGACGGAGAATGTTTCTTCGGACATAATCCCGTGAGTAATAGTCTCCAATGTGATCATTAATTTCTCTCAAAACATCAAGTCTCTCTTTCAGGATTTCATACTCTTTGCTTTCTGTAAAGTATGAATCAGAAACATACTCAAACCTCAAGTCTTGTTGAATATCATACCATTCGGTTTCTTTAATAATTCCTTTAAGAATACACTGTACGCGGAGAGCGTTAAGGAAAAGAAGATTAAATTTGTTTCTCAATCGACTAATAAACTTCTGAAAATTTAGTTCATCACGGCTAATCTCCGATGCTCTGCCTAAGTTAAAACCTGTATCGGCTTCTAATCGAGACATCGGGATATTAAGAGACTTCATAAGTTTCTTTTCAAAATACAACACATCTTCCATTTCGCCTAAGTTCTGTCCACCGTCAAGGGTCGAAACCTCAGTGCCTTTGCCACCTTCACGACGAGGGAACCAATAATCCTCAAGCATATTCATGAACTTTCGATCATCTCTAATCTCACCAGTATTTGCATCATAGACAAGTTTATTTCTATATCGATTCATCAAGCCTTGAACATACTGCTCCGCTTTATTTTTTGGAAGAGAGCCAACGTCAACATAGAAGATTCTTCGTTCTGGCGCACGCGATAGTCTGTAAATAACGGTCGCATCCTCAACCATGCGAAGTTGATTGAGTGGCTTGATTGCTTTTTGAAGATAGGAAATAGCCCTTGTTCTAGATGGATCAAACAAGCCAGAAGGAAAATAATTGATTGCCTCTGGGGCAATCTCAATGGCTGATGAGTCATTTGGCTTTTCTCTAAAAACATAAACTTCTTTTACGCCAGTTACTTTTTTAGCACCAGTTTTTGGATCAGTCTGTTTTTCAACTTTTGCAATTTTCTTAATTTTAGAAGCATCAATTGGTCGCATCTCAATAACACCTTTTTTGGTATTATTTTTATCAACAATCATGTGGTAGTAGCCTTTGCCATCAATGTACCATCTTCTAAAAATCTCGAACCCTTTATTATTGAAATCAAGAAGTTTTAGCACTGTGGCAAATTCTTTTTCAATGTTTCTTCTAACTGTATCTGGTGTAGTTTTATTGTTGATGTTTACAGATACGGGGTATCTTTCAGTGTCACTATTTACAATCGCTTCATTACAGATATCTTCGACGGCTTGCTCCACTTCTGGGTGCATTGCCATCTCTCTGTATTTTGCAATGTATTGTGACTCCGAACGTAAAGACCCATCAAGATCAATACCTACACCAAAATACCCACCAGCGTCAACTGGTAAAGCATCGTCGAGATCAGGGGTAACGAAAGATGCTGCCTTTTTCTCAATTGGCTGTTGAGTTGCTAATGCTTCCTTTTTCGCTCTCCCTATTGAAATACCAAATAGTTCAACAGGCATAATGTTTCATCCTTTATTACTCAGTTGCGGCGATACCACTACCGGGGATTCCAGCAGCGTTATTACCTCCAGTATTCACACCAGTGGTGACAAAGTATGAATACGCGAGAGTAACATTAAAGGATTGTAATTCTTCATCGGCAGCATTCAAATCAACAGAGGAAATACTTGCGGGGTAGCAATACTTAAACTTGTAAGATTTAATTGCTTTACCACTTCTATCCAGTTGATCAACATACCAGTCGGTGAAAACGGTTGCGTCAAAATTAGTTACGGAGTTTTCAACATCCTCAACATTAGACACAGCACCATTGATTGAATCCAACCACTGTTCAAATTTACTTCTCAGAGTCATACCTCTGTCAGAAAGAATTGTAATTGTCCAATCTTCAAAAGTTCTCGAAGTAGGAATTTTGATGTTTCTTCCCCTAAATGGGGCAAGTGCCTGTCCAACCGTTGAGGCTGGTAACTGAGCGGCGGTGCATAAAAAACTTACGTTATTGTCAGCAGCCTGCGCTCCGATATTTCCATTCACTCTAAAGAGGGCGTTTCGTACGCCACCACCTACTGCGGTTTTGAAATTGTCAATATTCATTTATTTCTCCTAGAGTTATTTATATTAGACTACCCCAGCGATTTCGTCGAAGTTTACACCTGTTCGAGTCGCAATGAAGTTGAGAGTGATGAAGTTAATAGAACGGTTAGGCTTGATGAAGATGTCAGCGACAAATTCGTTTCTATCGATAACCTCTGGTGTGTTATTGCTTTCGTCACAAACAACCTTAAAGTCAATCACACCACGACGGCTTTGAACATCGAGCAAGAATGGCTCAATCAAGTTCTTAAACTGCGCTCTAGTGAATGAGTCATTGAACTCAAAGAGGCTAAACTTAGCAGCCGTAGCAATCGCTTTCTCAAGAACGATAAACAATCTACGAACATTAATTCTATCAAACGCACTTGGCTTGGAAAGCAGTGTTTTATCACCAAAGAGAACAGTGCCTTGACCGGGGAAGGAAACAACAGGGTTGATTCCATTAAGGTAAAGATCATCTCTTTGTGGTTTCTTTGGGTTCAATGCGAGTTTAACGATGTCTCTAACTTGACCACGGTTGAAACCTGCGGGTGAGAACCATGTTTCAGTGGCGAAGTCAGAACGCACAGCGATACCTGCGACATCACCATTCAATGGAACATAACGGAAAACATCATTGAATCTATCAAACTGATACTTGTAACCAGAATCAAGCATCGCGTAAGAGGATGAAACATTCAAGTTATTTGTTGAGTAATCCTCAGAGCCACCGTTTGGTCCTGCATTTTCACCCTTACGATACGCAACAATGTTTGCTGTTTGAACTTTTGCATCTCTAGGTGCATCAGTGCTTGTCAACAAAGCGAGTCTTGGGGGAGAAAGGAAAGCAACACAGTCTTTTCTCTTGTCACAAATATCAACGATGTTCTTGGCTTGGGTTCCTTCAAGGTCACCTCCAAGAAGCAATGAAACATCTACTGTCTCAGAATCCTCGAACAATTCGTAACCGTTAGTGAAGAAGTCTCCACCGAGTGGTTTATCAGCACGACCACCAGAAAGTGAGGCATAGAAGTTTTTATTCAGTTGAATATACTTACCATTTGTGATTGTTGAGGAGGCGTTTGTACCCCACGGCGCACCATCAGATTGTCCGTTGTCGTCATCAACGTGATCACCCCACCAAATGAATTGTGAAGTTTCGTTAATTCTTGTTGGATAGAACAGTGATCGTCCGAGACTATCTTTAGCGTTCTGAGCAACAGAAACACCATCAAAAGTTTCAAGCACTGACTCTTTAGTTCCTGTAAAGAATCCATCCTCATCAATAACAGCAATGTTTACAAGGTCGAATGAACAACCAGCGGCAACTGCGGTGTCGGATGAGTCGGGAAGGATTGTTTGGAAACTATCAGCGTATCTCCACCTGATAAATCCAGATGTTTTGCCTGCCTGTCCACTTTGTGTAGATCCAACAGCGACGGAACCAACGATGTCAAACTTAGACGTTGATGGCAGCAACACTGATCCTCTGAATCCTGCGAAGGTGTTTCCAAGAGAGATACCTTTAACTTTGCTTTCACTATCAAGAGAAACACCAGTGATAGTCGCGTATGAGGCGGTGACCCCTGTTGCAAGTGTCGCACCACCAAGAAGTCTAACTAACGCTGACCCATCAGTTGGAACACTACTTTGTTCAAGCGTTGTGTCCAGCACCAGAAGTTGTGGAACATCTGATGCGATATGCGCACCATTTGAGAATCCAGCGTTGGTAAGGGTGACATCAAGACCTGCAAATCCTTGGGTGATTCCCGTGATTGTTCTATTATTAGCACCGACACGCAAGACATCTTCGTTGACCTGTGCGTTTGCAGTTGTGCCACCGGTTGGTAAGAAGAAGAATCTTAAGTCATTTGCTCCGGGTGCTGGATCAGGATTTCCTAAAGTAAATCCGTTCAACTCGCCCGCTGGGACGGATAAATTACCATCGATAAGTTGTAACGGCACTTCGGTTCTGTTAGAAACCGAAACTTTCAGAGAATTACCATAAAGTTTAGTATTATCAACTGTGGAACCACCAGCGTACTTAGCCACATAGTTGTTTCCACCAAGTGAAGCAGGAGCAATACCATCAACACTTGCAAATGTTTCGTAATGATCCTCGTTTTTAACCAAGAAGCCGGTTGAATCACCTGCGTTTTTGGATGTAACTTCGTCAACTACACGAACAACCTTAAGATTGCCGCCGTAGCCCAAAAAGTTTGCTGCGGTAAACCACGATGATGCGTTCAAATTTGACGGATCACGAAAGAGTCTCCGAAGATCGTTGACGTTATTAACTGTAATTCGTTGTCCAATGGGTCCGTATTCAAAGAAACCTGCAAACCCTGTCGCAGTGGTTGAGACTGCGGGAACAATGGTCGTCAAATCGATTTCTTTTACTTCAACACCGGGGCTGACTTGAAATGCCATAAATGATTCTCCTTGATACTAATTTATCTATCAAATGCCGACATTAGAGAAGCCATCGTCCTCATCAATCACTTTCCATGTAGTCCCGTCATTATCGGTAAACTCCAAGTCAAGTCCGACATCCATAAAACCAAAAGGTGTTAATTCTTCTTCCATTTTTTCAATTTTTTCACGATAGAGTTTGTCTCGAATATTTATGTCTGTCAAATCTTTGAAATATGGTTGTGTCGATGTCCAAGCAAAAAGCACAAGTGTCATCACCAAGTCATCGTGGTGTCCGGTTTCTGCTTCATATGATCCCTTTTTCGCAACAAAGGCAGAAAGTTCATTTATAATATCATAGTCCTCGATTAAAAGTTTGTCCTGCTCGATCATCTCCTTGAGCATCGTGCATCCGACACGCTTTACCTTGGGACTCATGCGAACGCCCTGCTGGACTTGATAGTTACCGAAGCCACCGTCCATGACTTGACCTTTTCGCCCACGCACCGTGGTGACTAGTAGATTTTCATATTCCATTTCGTTGTGCATAATATCAACAATTTCCTGCCCGATGTCATTTACTTCGGTCAGAACGTAAGCGTTGTTGTACCTTGTCGCCATCGCATACAAAAGGTTCGGTAGCAGGAAAGGTGCGATTTGATTATTTTTATATTGTGCGACCACTTTGTACGGAGCCTCTGTAATATCAATAACTGTGACCGCGTGGTAGTCCAACTCTTGCCCGCGTGCCACATCCACACCCATGAAATACTGGTGTCCCTCAATCGGCTCATGGTAGACCTTCAAGCCGTCCTCACGCTCTTGCATCGGTCGTTTGTAGTGCATTGCCTTGAGTTTTGAAGGGGCTACAAGAGTCAGGATTGACCCAAGAAACTCACATTCAAATTCAGCACGAAACTGGGCTTCCGATGTGTTTCGGATTGTTTCTTTTTTCCATTTATCATCCCGACCCGGAACCTCTGACCAGTGAACCTCAATCGGAGTGTATGAGTTATTGCCCTCCTCAGCATCCTTCCAAAGTTTGTAATACATGTTCAAACCTTTGGGTGTGCTGATAATCAAAACTTTTGTTTCTTGACCGGCGGAGATAGTGGGA